CTTGGTTGCTTCTGATATTATTTTATTATACTTTGGAGATAAGCGAATGGAGAGCGCCGTAATCCAAAAATCATCGAATTTTGCAGGAAACACCATATTGTCCGCAGCGCCCAACGGGGTCAACGGGGTCCAAACCCCCGTGTGCGCCAAATAAATCCAGAAAACCGGGGAAAACGGCGTCTCGTAAGAGAACACATAGGTCTGCTGGGATTGACCCGCCACGCCGACGTATCGGCCATTGCCGTCGATCGTCAGAACGTCGCCGTCCGTTCCCGCATCGCCCTTGCCAGTCCCCTGCATGAGGCCCATGCGCGTGCCATTGTCAGGCTGCTCGGGAAGCCAAACCGTCATGGTCGAGCCGCCCCAGACGACCCGAGAATTCTTGGGCGGGAACGGCGTTACCCACAAATCCTGCTCAGTCGCGAGCGGAAAGGGGAGAATCGTCGCGTCCTGCCCGATCGGATAAGGCGCTTGCGGATAGTTCGCGGCGACCTGGGCGGTGCGCTGCGGTTGCGGCGACTGCCAGTCCTGTAGGCCCTCGCCAAGGTCGAAACCGTAGACACCCTCGATGATGCGGTTGAGCGCATTGAGCCCCTCCGTCAACTGGTTCGCTGTCGGCGCAACCCCGATCGCCGTTATGTTCCCTTCGCGATAAGCGTCGGAAACTATCGACGCGGCCGAAGTCATCCCGGCTGAGCCCGCAATTGATTGAGAAGCGCCGGGGTAGGCGCTCGGGAGTTGAAGGAGACGCCGCGGCGACGCAGCTCTTCGATGATCGCCGTTCGATCTTCGGCGGTGAGCAGCGGCACGACGACACCCGTCTTATCCGCTTTCGGGGCCGCCTTGGCGTCGTCGTAGACCGGATCGGCGGGGTGGCGATCGAGCCACCCCGCGGGGACGTCCGTCGGGCCTTGCGCATCCTTGAAGTCCCCCGTCTCGGGGTGCCAAACCCGCTTCGGGTATTCTTGAAAAACATAGGGTCGGCGAGCCATGGCGTTACTCCGAAGTCAACTGCCGCAGACCCGCGTCCCGAGGAACTGGTCCATGACGGCAGCGCCGTACATGCAATCCCAACGGTGAATGTGGTTGCCCGTCGTAATGTCGGACCCGCGCCAGTAGCGCACCGCAATCCCCGTCTCGGGGTCGACCGCGTAAGACGCCACGCCCGTAAAGGGCATTTGCAGCCTTGCCGAGACCATGGAAATCGCGCGCTTGTGGAAGGCGCTCTTGACCGACAGGTTCGTGCTGGCGGCGCCGACGAATTGAATGTAGGCGCCGCTGGCGGGGATCGTCGCCACGGTGCCGAAGGCGCTGTTCGTGTACGAAGTGCCGGACTCGTCGTTCGTCCCCTGGACGATGATCGGCGGCGAGATCGTCAGCGCGCCCGCGCCGGAGCCGTTGAGGGTCACGGCGTTGACGACGGTGAATTGCGCCAAGTCACCGCGAATCTGCTGCGAACGCCAATCCCAGGAATAAACGCCCTGGATCGTAAACACTTCGCCCGCCGCGATCGTCGCCGCCGCGCCGCCGCCCGTGATGTTGAGCGTCTGCTGCATCCCGGGGACGCCGGCCGAACCCTTCACGTCCTGATAGTTGACGTTCTGGCCGGCGCCCGAAACCGTCGCTCCCGCGGTCGCGCCGTCGCCTTGCGCGCGCGTGCCGGTCGTGTACTTCGGAAGCTGCTGCGTCGCGTACCAATCGACTTCGGAAATGACTGGGATGCGGATGCGCTCCAGAGCCGAGGCGTTGATCGACGGCGTAAAGGCCGAGAGCAGCGAACCCCGGATCATTTCGCCGTCCTTGAAGCTGACGACGCCGTTGAGGTCGACGTTGGGAACGCCCTGAGACATGAGCCGCGTGTGGGCGCCCATGGCCTCGGAAGGCGAGTTGATCCCGAGCGACGCATTGATCGCGTTCGTCGAGCCGCCGTTCGCCGGGGACGCACCCGCGATCCAGGACGCGAAAGCCAAGGTCTTCGACCCAATGAACATGTCGATCGAATGCGCGAGACGCGACGCCGCCGACTTCATGGTCTCGTTCTGCATCAAAGCGTTGTAGCTTTGAATGTACTCGATGTCCCCGACTTGAATGTGGACCTTCGAATACTGGTCGACCGCGACCGGCGCGGAGCCGACGATGAGATTCTGCAGGACGAGATTCGCCGTGCCGTCCTTCGTATCGACGAAGCGCGGCGGGCGCTTGACGTTGATGATCAAGCCGTTCTCGTCGGTCACTTCGTCCTTGAACTGACCGTCGACTAGACGCCCCCAAACGAGCTGGTTCTTGAGCAGCAAGAGCATGACGTTGGCATACTCTTGCGCGTTGAGAAATTGGTTCGCCATGTTCTAGCCCTACCTTCGCCCCGCCTGCTTCGCCAGCGCTTCGAAGGCGGCGAAGTCCTGAGTGTCGGGACTGACGACTTGTGGGTTGCTCCCGCCGCTTCCGACCACGCGTCGGGAAGGCGGGGGCGGCGCTCTCGTCGTCATCGCCGGGGATCGCGCCCCGGTAGCGGCCGACGACCCGGCCGACAATCTCGCCTCTTGAGCGCCAAACCAAGCGGCTTGACGGATCGCGGAAAGCGCCGCGACGCGACGAGCTTCCCCGGGGTCGCTCGCCAGCGCGTAAAGAATTTCGTGGCCGTCAGGACTGTCGAGCGCGAGTTCGCCGACCATCCCCGACAAGGGCCATTCTCCGCGCGCGGCGGTCTCCATGACCACCTCGACGAAATCGGGAAGCTTAGCGACCGCCGCCTTGACGAACTCGGTGCGGCGCTGCGCCTCTTGGGCGTCCTTCGCCGATTGGGTTGCGCGATCCCGCTTCTCGTTTTCGGCCTCGATGACTTTCCGCGTCTCATGGCGGGCGAGGTCGGCGACGTAGCGTGAATCGAGTTCCCCGTACTGGTACTTCGCGGGGTCAGGGGCGTTCGGGTCTCGACTATTGACAGTTTGTTCCTGGGCCGTCAAGGGGCGTTGACCCGACTCTATGCGCGCGAGCCGCTCTTCCAAGCTTTTGTAGCGCCCCGTGGCCTCGTCGGCGCGGCGCTCGGCCTCGCGCTGACGCCTTACGGCTTGGTCTATGCGCTCTTGCGTGGACTTGGGCTTGGGCTTGGCCGGGGGCGCTTCCTCCGTTGGCGTGGTGGTCCCGTCAAGGGGCTCTTCGGGCTCCGGACCCGCAAACCCTTCCTGAGCCCCCGTGACAACCCCATCCTCGGTGGACAGGCCTTTGAAAGCCCCGATTTGAGAATCCAGCGACGGCGCCGCCACGGTTGCGTTTGCCATTTACTTTCCCTGTGCGAGTCTGAGAGCGTCGAGGCGATCCTGATATTCGGTGTGCGTGAGGTCGGACGCCGTCCGCATCGCCGCCTCTTGCATCTTGACCGGCTGGTTGTCGGCTTCCGCCGAAAAGTTGCGAGCGCGCGCCGAGTTGAGCAGCGCGTCGGACTGCGTCTTGAGGTAGACGGCGAGCGCCTGCTGCTGCTGGAGCTGCTCGACGCCCTGCTGCTTCTGCTGCGCCTGCTGCATGTTCTGCATCTGCTGCGGAGACATTTCGTCCGGCGAGAGAACCCCCGGGGGCAGGGCATTGCGCAGCCGCGCGGCGAGTTTGTCCGCGCCGGGCCAGTCCTGAGCCTCGACGATCAAATCGGCGGCGAGAGAAAGGACGTTCGGCATAGCCTGGGCCATACCTAGCATGGAGGCAGCCTGCTCAATGCGCTTGGTGGCGTAACTAGGCCCGACCCCGGCAGTGACGAGATAGTTTCCCGTAGTAATGTCTATGGCCTTGGGGTCGTTGAAATTGTTTATAGCCTGCATGTACTCCTTGCCGTCCGGCCCTAGTACCTTGACCACGCGCGGCGTATCGTAAACAATCGGGATAAGTTCGTTTATCGTTCTTCCACATGCCCTTATGGCGTCGGCCAAATTAGCATGATATATTATCGTCCCCGTGTCGCTGACGCGCTGGCGCGCCATGATTGCGACCTGGCTAACCTCATTCGACGGCATCCCGAGATTGGCCTCGTGAATGTTCGAAACATCCTTGATGTCCTGGGAGAAAATCTCCGCTTGCGACATGAGGGAGTCTTCCATCTGCGCCGGGGGAACGCGCACGGGCGGCTGGCCCGCTTGGGAATTCCAAATGAGTAGAGGATCGTCGCTGAGATGTGAGCTGCGCCACTCCTTTTCGCGCCCGGAAACCGCGTTCTCCGGCGCCGTCCACACCGCGCGCGGCGTCTGCATGAGCCGCTCGGCGACGACCGATCTCCAGTAATTATGTAGTCTTTGTGGGTCTTTCAGGAAGCGCACGAGGCCCCAGCGGTGCTTCCACTCGCCCACGCGAACTTCCCAACCCATGGCGCGATAAACGGGGATTCGCGAGATCGGCAGTTCGTAGGGACCTTCGAGGATGTCCGTCCCCGAACAAAGGTACATTTGCGCGTAGCGCTTGTCGACCTCGCGAATGACCGGAGAACCGTCTGGGCGCTGCGCGATTTTCATCATCGTGATCGGGTCTTGGGAGTCGGTTATGTCGACCGACGAGCCGTCGATGAGCTGGGCCAGCGTGCGCTTGCGTTTGCGAATGCGCCAATACTCGACGACCCGCACGTCCGTGATGGACACCCACCCGGACATGCGGAGATCGCCGCGCAAGTTCACGTCGACCACGACATCCGAAGGCGTGGCCCAAGGCCATTCCTGATAAAATTCCTGCTGCGTCAACGTGTCGACGACGAAACATCGAGTGGCGTCCTCCCCAGTCTTGTCGGCGCAACCGCGGTCCCAAACCACCGAAAGATGGTCGGGAATGGACTTTATGTTGATGTTCTGAGAACCGAGCGCGTCGTTGTCGTTATAAGATAAATCCAAGGCGAAGTTGCCTATTCCGCACATGACGGAGCCGGAAAGAGCGTTGTCGTAAGCGCTTTCCGCCTCCGAGACCTTCTGAATGTTGCGAATTATGCCTTCTCGGACTTGCGCGATTTGAGTTTGCCCGCCGTTGTCGGCGGCGATCTTGATGTCGGTCTCGTTGAGGCGGCGGGAACCTAGAATCTGCGCCACGAAAGCCGGGAGTCTGTTGACGGTGAGCACGGGCTTTCGCGCGCTTTCGCGCCTGGCGCGCGTGATGTCATCCCATTGGTCGCCGACGACGAAACGAAGGTCTTCCAAGGCCGCTTCCCTGTTCAGGCGATCCGCGCTGAGATCATCCTGGAACATGGTCCGCATTTCTTGCAAAAAGTCCTGCTCGTTCTCATAGCCTTTCGGCAGTTTGAACGTCGGGCGCGGCGCGTTCGGGTTCGTGCTGGCGCGCCCGTAAATCTGATAGTCGCCGGTCGCCATGTCAGCTCATCCAACCCGTGGAGCCACCGCCCCAAGCAGGCGCCCAATCCGGTAAGGCGGTGAAGTGGTCCTTCGTCATGTTGCCGTAGTTGTTCGGCTGCCTGGGTTCGGTCCACGAGGGTATGAACTCCAAAGTCGCGAAGGTCA